TCACCAGCTACGGATCACCAGCTCGCCGGTCGTCTTCCGGGTTTCAGCCTTGCTCACAGAGTAGGCAATGTCCAAGCGGTCCATGGCCAAGCCCTTGAAGGCCTTCCGCATCTCCGGGATGTCGTTCACCGAAATGATCATCCGGCCCTTGATCGTCCTGGCAAGCTCGGCCAGGCGGTCGTACTGATCCAACCCGAAACCGACGCCGTATCCCGCCGTGCCCCAGTAGGGCGGGTCGCAGTAGAACAGCGTCCCAGGGCGGTCGTACTTCGCCACACACACTGCCCAGTCCAGGTGCTCGATGTAGGTGCTGGCCAGGCGCAGATGCGCTGCCGAGAGGTCCTCTTCAAGACGCAGCAGGTTCAACCTTGGCGGCGCTGTGGCCGCCGTCCCAAAGGTCTGTCCGGTCACCTTGCCCCCGAAGGCTTGCTTCTGGAGATAAAAAAACCGCGCTGCTCGCTGAATGTCCGTGAGTGTCTCCTCGGGCGTGATCTGCAGCCATTTAAAAATCTGTCGGCTGGTCAGTGCCCACTTGAACTGCCGGGTGAACTCTTCGAGATGGTGGCGCACCACCCGGTACAGGTTCACTACGTCGCCATTGACATCGTTCAGCACCTCCGCCTTGGCCGGAGCCTTGGAGAAGTAGAGCGCTGCTGCCCCACAGAACGGTTCGACGTAGCAGGTGTGCTCCGGGAACATGGGCAGGATGTGTTTCACGAGGCGGCGTTTTCCGCCGATCCATGGCACCAAGGGTGCCGCTTTAAATTCCGTCATTGCAAGCCTTTTGAGCGTTTAAAAAACTGATAGGCTTGACCTGCTCTCGCGAGAGTGGCGGGTCTTCGCCTGGCTTGCAGCTCATCCTGCAGGTTCGGGGGCTTGACCGGGTGTTAGCGCACCGGGTCAGGTCGCCCGTCTTTTTTCCGCCCCGCTACACCTCGGCCGAGATGTAGGTCAGGTTCGGCGCCTCGCCCTCGATCACTCCATCGCGGACAAAAACTCGGTCATTCACTGCCGCCTGGCCTAGCGCCTGGACGCGTCCGCCACCCTCCAGTTCGACCGTGGCCACGCCGGCATCCATTGCCAGCACCGTGCCGACTTGTCGCCGCTTGGGCGGCTGCAGGGCTGCCCAGCGGGCGTAGGGGTTACTCAAGGACATGGGTCTCGACTCCAAGGGTTTGGTACAGAACAGGCCATTCCTGCATCCGCAGCCCGGTCTTTCGGACGATGCCAAGCCTTGTGCGGTCATCGCTCACGTAGCTCACCACGGTGCCCGGCATGATGATCCCGGTCTCGGGCAACAGCATCGTCTGCAGCGTGACGTGCTCCTGCAGACCTGTATCAGACAGCTCGGCCTGGCCGCGCTGCCGGTGCGCCTCGGCGGCCGTGATCAGCGGATGCAGCACCTGAGGTGCCTCCTGATCGCCCGCTGTGCCGGTACGTGTGAATGGACCGAACACCGCCGGAGCCTTGACCCCGCCCACGTGCACCTGGTTGAAATCCGAGCGGATCACTTCCTCAATGTTTTCAACGCTGGTCACCTCGACCGGCAGCACGATGTCAGGCGCCAGATCGGTCGCCCAGTGCCACGGGGCAAAGGGATAGCGTGGCAGCACGCGCAGCACCTTGTCCGTCAAGTGAGGCTGGATATAGGCCCCGGCCGCTGCGGCAATGTCCTTGAGGGCACTGATATACGAGCCCTGAAGCATCCAGATATTGCCCGGCACCAGCCAATCAGAGATCTGCCAATCAAGGCTCCACCCGAGCGAAACACCGTTGACGGTCAATACATCCGCCATGAGCTGCTGCGCAGTGAGCGTATCCGTGTTGCCGAACGACAGGTACGGGTCATCCAACTCAGCCGCACGGCCACGGCCGCGGACCGAGATACGGCTCTCGGGGAAGCTGCGATCACGTCCAATGCTGTCGATGACCAGCCGCAGATGCTCGCCGTTGACCACGCACTCCACCTCAACACGTTCTCGCGGCGCCGTGCGAGCCAGGTGCGCGCGGGCACTGTGGTGCAGAGACGCCGACCAGCCGAATGTCCAGCTGTCGGCGTCGATGTCCAGGGTGAAGCCGGTCGCCTCGAACTCGGTGCCGGCCGGGAGCCGGTAGAGGGTTACGCTGTTGTGAACCATGTAGCAGCTCCGGACAGGAATGACGATCGGCCCGGGAGCGGGCGGCGGGCCGGGATGGCGGTCGCACTCGAAAAGCAGCTCCAGCGGTGCGCGGCCGTCGGGCCGGAACAGCAGCTCGATCGGCTCGGTCGGGACGTAGCACCAGTCATCACGACCCGGCGGCTCGGGCCGGGGAGGCTGGCCGCCGGGTAGCGGGTACTGGGCCTGCTGGAATCGCGGGCGCCAGGTGCGCAGCAGCGGCAGGCCGGTCTGCATGTCTTCGTGCCGCAGCGTGACCAGGTGCACGCCAGGCTGGAAGCGCCCGCGGATGACGGGCAACAGGCGGATGACTTCTTGAAACTCGCTTTTGACGGCGACGCCGACCGGCTCGCCGCGCTGGAAATGGCTGCGGGCGGCCAGGGCCAGGGCGCGGGCTTGCTCAAAGCGCGATTGCACGACGTGGGCCACTGGCAGGCCTGGCTGCTCGACTGCGCGGACGACAGCGGTGAGTTCCAGCGCACTCTGCCAGTGGCTGCGCTGCACTCCTGACATGGGACGGCCGGGCTCGCTAACAACGCGAGCTGTGCTCGTGAGCTGATTTGAGTCTTGCCATGCGCTGCGCAGCCCAACGCTGGCGGGCTGGCCATCTTGCCATGCGCCGCTTCGCCGCGCGAGCAGCGGGCGGGCCACGTTGACGTCAAAGACCAGCTCGGCAGATGCGCGCTGCAGGCCGGTGACCTGTCCGCTAGCCGATATCGAGTAGTCGGGAATACCACCAGTCGATTCGTCTCCGAAGACGAGCTCCAGCGGCGCCCGATCATCTGGCCGGAATACAAGGTCGAAGGGGTTGATGGCCACACGTCACCACCCATTAAGTGAGCACGACCAAGCCGAGCGAGATCAGCCCACCGGCCTGAAACGGGGGCGACGTTTCGCCCTCAGGCGTATCGGAGCCACTGACGCGCCAGAAGCCGTCGTGCGCGGCATCGGTCACGTCTCCGACGTGCAGAAGCACGCCATCGGCGGCAATCAGCTCGGCCCAGCGCGGGGTGCCCGCCGTGATCACCAGCGCAGGATCAGCTGGCGCAAGCACCAACGAGGAGCCAATGATGGCGCCCGCCGGCATGGGCAGCAGCACTGTGGCCATAGGCGTGTCGCTGTGAGCGCCTGGAACAGTCGGAATCGCGGTGCTATACACATGCACTCTTGGGGTGCTGGCGCCGTTATTCAACCGGGCGAGGGTCGCCGATAGCTGAGCCGTGGCCAGCACGCCTGTCCCCAGAGAGATCACGCTTCACCCCGGAGTAGAGACACGCCGGCCACTGGGCGGAGGTAGTCCTCCTCAGAGGGGTCGCCAGGGTTTGCCGGAAACTCAGCCAGCGCGATATACCTGCTCCGTTCCACTTCGATTCGCGGAAAGCTAAATGCACCCGACGACGCGTCACTCCAGGTCTGGCGCGCAAGTTTCTTGTCCGGTAATCTCAACAATGTGATGCGGGCGTACTGGGGCACGTCCACTCCACCGACCCTGCGCTTGACGACTCCATGCAGCGTGTCTGCACCACCGAACTCTGCATCGCTGGCGTTAAAAATAGGCGAGATGATGACGGAAACCATGCTACCGACTCCACGTGCCAGAAATATCCATGAACATGCGGCCGCTGGTGTTTGATGCGGTAGAATAGGAATTCCCGATCTCGACAGACATCAGCTTTTTACCGGCCAGATCTTCGGTGGGGGTAAGAACCAATCCAGTGGTGAAGCCGGCAGAGTTCAGATCCTGTCTCGCGTGTAGAACCCCAGGGAAGAGCCCGCGTACGCCGGCAGTGTCGATAACTTCTACGGCGCACAATAGAAGTCCTGCATTAGCCGGGTTTGGGTAGACGCTCACCGTCGAGTAGGTTGCAGAACCGCTGTAAGAGAAGCTGTTGGCTGAATTTTTCCCTGCGCCGCTCCCATATGCAGGCACGGGCGATGGTGTTGCGTCAAGGCTGCGGGCCAGATACATGCTGTTTGCCGTCACTGTGTTGGAATCCCCCACAGACCCGTCGCGGCTTGTTGAAGTTGAATTCGCGACCATCCGGCGGCCAGTGATGATCCAGCTCCACCCATCCCCAGATTTGTAGGGGGCAATTTCACCCACCAAATTGAGGTTGTACCGAACGCTGGAAGCCGTGTACTCAACGCCGAAATAAAGTCCGCGATGGTCAGCAAAAGCGACCCAGTGGTGGGCAGCAGAGTCACGACTCTTGCCCCAGTAGAGACCACCGGACATCTGCGCCGATGTCGGGAACGGATTCACGCCGGTGTGGGCATCACTCATGGACTCGTAGCACACGATCCGTGCGTCGATCGTCCCAGAATCGTCAACACGCACGAACAGTCGGCTGGACTCAACGTGCGTTGGACGGAATACCGCGACGTTGCCGTCCGTAAAAACCTCCTCCCATCCAGCCGAGGCGAGCGCGCAGATGATGCTTCCAGTCGCAGCCCCATCAGGCGCGCCCACCGGAAACGTGATGGAGTTCGGCGTCGGCACGGACGCCACTCGAAACTCATCATTAAAAACAGACTGATCTGCCCCAGACAGACCAATGACGCTGCCAACAATATAAGAATGCGCTGCCGCATACGTGGCCGTGGCTACACCGCTGGCAACAGTCAGTGTCTGGACGTTTGTGGCAGCCCCGCCAGTCACCAGCACGATGCGAAGCGCGCTAAGCAGGCTGCCGGCCACCCCAGCGACCATTGGAAGTACGGGCTGCAGCGCAGAAACAAAGGGTTTTACAAGCTTGCTCATGGTGCACTCGGTGGGCGGTCCACGTCACCGCCGGTCAAAAGGTCAAACGAATAGTCGGTGCCCGGCGCCACGCTCGGCTGCACCGTGCGGATGAGGGCGAACGACTGCATGGCCGCGACCATCTTGCCGAACAACACATTGCCTGCGGCCCAGCCTCCGCCCCAGCCTGCGGCCTTGAGCTCCAGCAGCCGGGTGGCTGGGTCAAACGGATTTCCTGGGGTGTGGTCTACGTTCTTGGAGCCCGTGCCCATGAAGCCGCTGAACTCGCCGATGAAATCGAAGTTCTCGGTGTCTTTGTAGCGCCAGGCGTAGCGCTCGGAAAGCGCGCCGGCGTTGGCGACGATGATGGGGTTGGCGGCGATGTTGTAGGTCGCCGGCGCTTCGTTTCCCTGCGTGCTGTCGGCCCAGGTGATGCCATTCCAGCTCTGCTGATCCCAAACGCCCACGAAACGCGCGAAGGTGTTGCCCCACAGCAGCGCGCTGCTGACCACCGAGCCCGCCGGGAAGTTGTAGCTAAGCCCGAAATTCAGCTGCATCGTGCCGTCGATCTGCAGGTCCATCGTCTGCCGCATCTCCTGAATGCGGTGCTCAACGGTGACCGGCTGCGCCCAGCCCGTCACATCGATCACGCGCACCTGGCCGGCGTTGAGATCGGCCTCAGTGGCCTCGAAACCGGTGTCGATCAGCGCACCGTTGGCGTCGAACAGCCAGACGTGGGTGACACGCTCGCGGCCGAGGTCGATCACGTCGGTGGCCGCGTAGGTGGCTGGTTCCAAGGTGGCGTTGTGGCCAATGATGATGACGCGGCCCTTTCGGTGCTTCGGTACGCGGCCGTCTTGGGGCAAGCGCACCGGGTCGAGTCCTGCGATTTCAGGGTCCACAGGCAAATAGAAGCTGCTCGTGGTGTTGATGCGTAGGCTGGCCGGGTCCACCGGCCAGGGGCGCCAGATCTTGCCCGCCTCCACCGCGCCCACGTCGGCCGGGTCGTACCACCATTCGGCCTTGTCGGCGGCGGTGAGGGTGCTGTCGGTGACGAAGTCGCCGAACTGCAGCTCACCCAGTCCGCTCTGGAAATTGATCTTGCCCACGGCGTGCGGGCCGCTGAGGTTGCCGTTGAGGTCGCAGCTCACGTTGATGGCGTTGCCTGCCACGTCGAGTAGGGTGATGGTGATCTGGCCTGGAACGATCGGCGACGTGCTGGTCATGAAAAACACGCTGGCGGTGCGCCAGGCTTCTTTGCTGGTCCAGAGGCTCTGCAGTGTGAACGCGGTGGGCGAGCCGCTGACCACGTAGTCGGTCATCTTGGCGATGCCGGCCATGTAGTCGATGGAGCCCGAAGCCACGCCGTTGCCCGAGCCCGTGCGGCGGTAGATCACACCGTCCTGGTCTTCATAGGTCTCGCCCATCCAGACGAAACGCACGCTGTTGGGCACGATGCGGTCGGTGGTATAGCGGCAAAGGTCGATGACGACCTCGGGCGGCGCGTAGGCCGTGGAGCGCGCGGTGGGCGTTGGCGAGCCCACTTTGTAGGACGCCACCACGCTGGATCCGGCCAGCACCTGCTCGCCCACGCTGGTGGTGCCGTATTCGCCGCCCTCCTGGCTGGTGGAGCCCGAAGACGAGCCGGCGCCGCTGGTGGTGGCGGTGAACTCGGACGCGTTCTCGTAGTCGCTCTTGTAGCTGGTGGTCAAGCGGTCGAACGAGACCACTTTTAGGCTGGCGATTTTGCCGACATAGTCCACCGTGCCCAGGCCTCCGACGAAGGCGCCAGCACCATCGTCGCTGAGGCTGTGCAGCGTGATCAGGCGTGTGGCGTCGATCCGAGCGCTTTCGGTGGTGTAGACGCTGCTCCCGCTGTCTTTGCGACGGGTGACGGGCGTGCTGTAGTCGTAGACGGTTGGCATGTTGTGGTCTCGGGTGTCAGGCAGAGGGGATGGGCCAGGTGGTGCCCAGACTGCCCGCGCCCAGCACGCTGTCTACCGTGCTCTGGTAGCTCTCTAGGGTCACACGGGGCGCGGAGGTGGTCGTGGTGGTCGTGGTGCTGTTGGCCTTGGTGGTGGAGAGCGTGCCGCCACTGGTCTGGCTCACCTCTTGCGCGGTGGCCCAGCTGATGCGCAGCGTGCCGGCAGTGGGCTGCTGGGCGAATGGCACCGTGATAAACCCGCCGACATCCGGCGTGCCGGGGGTGAGAATCTCGCGCTGTAGCGTGGTGGTGTCGTATTGGCAGTCGAATTCGCCGCCGGGGTCGATCATGTAGGCCGGGGTCAGCACCACGGTGCGGCTGGGGTGGTCGATGTGGCCGGTGCCGTCGCCGCTGATCGTGCCGTTGGCCGCCGCAGTGCAGGTGCGCACGGTGCCGCCGCTGGTGTAGCCGATGACCAGGGTGGCAGGCTCGACCATGTCGAGGGGGCCGCCATCAAGCACCCAAGAATATTCAGGGGCGCGAACTGCAGCGCCCTGCGTGGAGCGGTTGGTGTAGGCGATGCGCGCGCCCCACTGGCTCACCACGGCGCTGCCGATGTCGGGCAGGGCCGGCAGGCTGATCGACCAGCTGCCGGTGGTGGAGTTCACAGTACCCGCGGCGCCGTTGCCGCTGATGGTGCCGTCGCCGTTGTCCATGGCGCTGTAGCGGTTGCCCAGGCTCACCCAGGTCCACACGCAGGTGTTGGGCTCGGGCGGTGGAACCATCTGGCCGATGTAGGCGCTGATGCGGTTTTCCTGGCTGATCTTGATACGGCGGGCGTGCGGCGCGGCGGACACGTCGACCTGGCGAGGCGCGGTGGCCAGCGTGAGGCTGCGCACGGCGGCGGGGCGCTGGTCGAGCGTGCTCACCGGCGTGCTGCTGCTGGGTACGAGCTGGCTGTAGATGCTGTCGACCTTGATCGACGTCTCGCCGATCGTGTGCGCGGCCAGGGTGCGCGAGCTGCCGTAGTAGTTCGCGGCGTCGGCCTCGGAGGTGTCGCGCAGGATCGTTTTGCCGGCGCTTGTTGCGAACAAGCGGTTGGGCGATGTGCCTGGAAACGCCTGCGTCAGGCCGCTCTGCAGCGAGCACTTGACCACCTGGGCCGGGTAGTCACCCTGCGTGTCCGTGAAGGTCCGATTCACAGCCTCCACTTCGATAATGCGCACGTACTGCAGAGCCTCGGTGCCCAAGCCCTCATTGACCACCAGCACGAGCGTGCGGCCGATGGTTGGCACCGGCTGGCCGACCCGCTGAAAAATCTGGATGTTGTTTTGGTTCTTGACGTGGTCTTCCATCAGGAAGCCCGGCCACTGTGTGCCGCGGATCAGGTAATCCGCGATGGCCGTGGCGATCTCGCTGCGGCGCGCGAAGGGCGCGCACTCGGCCAGCGTGATCTCGACATTGGGATCGGACGGCGGCTTGGCCACGACGGCATAGGAGCCGAGCAGACGGTCGGTGTTCGGCGTGTCCACGTGCATGTGCAACTGGCGGATGGACACCTCGCCGACCGTTCGGGCTAGGGTCGAAACGTCGTCGAAGATGGTGTTCGAGTCCCCGTATTCGATGGTCGTCGCCGATGGACCGCCGCCGCCCTCCGGTACGTCAGCCATGACCTGGCTGGCGCGCACTTTCAGGTCATTCAGGAGAATGGTCATCGCGCTTACTCGGCAGGGGTTGCCGGTGCTGGTGCTGGTGCGGGTTCGGCAGGCGCGGCCGGGGGCGGCAGGCGGCCGGCTGCTACGCCGCCCAGCGTTGCGTCGGCGCCCAGGCTGTAGGCGCTCTGGGAGAAGTAGTACGCGTCTTGCTGCGTGCCGCGCAAGTTGTCGAACAGGTAGCGCTGCTGGCTGTTGCTGGCGTCGAGGCTGTAGCGCTGATGCTCCAGGCCCTTGCTGAACATGCGGTATCCGACCGCGCGGTCAAATACCTGCAGGCCCTTGTTCCAGAAGCTTTTGCGCTCGGCCAGCTCGGCCTTGCGGATCTCGATGTCGGCCGCCTGCGCCTGCTGCTGCATCGCCATCTGCGCGAACGATGCGCGCTGGGCGGTGGCTGGCGGGCTGGCTGCGCCGCTTTTGCCCAGCATGCCGCTGACCAGGCCCTTGGCGAAGTCGCTGCCGGACTGGTCAGCAAACTTGATCAGGGCCATGGTCTTGGTGTTTTCCAGATCCATGGCCTTCAGGTCCAGCTGGTGCTGCATCTCCACCAGCGACACCGGGGCGGCCTGGGCGGGCAGCAGGGGCGGCACGGCGGCCGCCGGCTGCGGCTTGGCGGGGTTGGTCTCGCACGCGGAGAGGGCCAGCGTAGTGAGGGCGACGAGCGCGAGGCGGGATGCGAAGGTGCTGACACGGTTCATTGGGGTTGCTCCTGGAGGGTTTTCGAAAACTGGGTGAGAGAGCGGTCGAGATCGGTGGGCGTTGACCACGCGGCGCCTGGCTGCTGTTGCGCCGGCTGGCTGGCCGTTGTGTGACTGGCGGCTGCGGGGCGTGGGGTCGAACGGTTGCTGGCTTGCCGCTGATCCTCAAGCGCTGCCACCTGGTCGCTCAGCTCGGCCACCTGGTCATCGAGCGTGTCGATGCGGTCCACGAGCTCGGCCAACGGATTGATCCGCACCGCGGCGGGCTGCACGGCGCTGGGTCTTTGCGCCAGGTCAGGTGCATCGCTGCAGGTGTTGAGCAGCACGACCGCGAGCACGACAGCTGCCAGCGCGACCCAGGCCAAGGCCGTCGCTGCGGACCAGTTGGCGGTTTTGCGCCAGGCAAAGACCTTGGCGCGCAGGGCTTCCCACGCCCTGCCGCTGCGCTGCCACAGCGCGGTCAGCGCAGCGCGGGCGAAGGCGGACGACGCCGCCGCAGAATGAGTAGATGGATCGCTCATCGCAGCTCCTTTAAAAAGCATCGGTGGTGAGGAACCGGAAGACCGGCAGGAAGTACTCGTCGGGCGTTTGCTCGCCGTCAGCCAGGAGCCAGACCGGCGTGGCCTCGAAGCCACCCTGCTCGTGATCGAACATGACCTGGCGCGATACGCCACGCAGCACCAGCGTCAGCTTGATGCCCGGCAGTGCCGCCCACAGCTCAAGCGACTCGCACAGAGATCGCGTGATCCACGCCTTGGAATCCACGCCATCGAGCGTGATCTGGCGGCCAGCCAAGCGCACGCCCACGTGCACCAGCAACGCGCCGGTGGTGCCGGGTCCGGTGACTTGCTTGACGGGAGATTGGCCGAACTCATCCAGCCAGATGAGCCGATCACCCAGGTGAGCGGTGGTGCCGTTGTAGGTGAGGGTGATCATCTCGACGATCTCCCGGCCACGGTTTCCAGTTCTTTCAGCATTGCGGCGGCTGCGGCCGCGTCGTCGGCACTGGCGGCCTTGAAGGATCGTTTTCGACCACCACCCAAATCGACCGTGACGTTGTGAGTGGTGCTGTTTCCGCCGCCCTGGCCGCTGCTTCCACCCCCGCCCACGGCCGTGTTCGCCAACTGCTGCTCCAACTGCTGACGCACGGCGCGCCACTTCGCGCGATCGGCCATACCCGACAAGGAGAAGCCGCCCGGGTTCATGCGATCCACATCCCGGTCGATCTGCTCGTTTTGCTCCAGGGCCGCGATCGCCGCGCGGATGTCAGCGTTGTCAGCCTCGGTCAGTGCGCCGCGCTTGAGCTTGGCTTCGAGCTCGAACAGCAAGGAGTTGTCCACGGCGTTCTGACCGGCCAGGCGCTCTTCGCGTGTATTGCCCGTGACGCTGCCGCCAGCTGGCTTGCCATACTTATCCGCGCCCAGCGGGCTGGCGTACAGGTCCCGCTGCCGCTGCAGCGCTGCCGTGGCCGCATCGGTGGACTGAGCCAGTCGACCCTGTGCGCCGGAGAGCCCATCCAGCGACCCACGATAGCCATCGGCCGCGCCGCCGCCGTACCGGAACAGGTCGAGCTGCTTCTTGAGCAGCTCTGTGCTCTTGCCCGTCGCGTCGGCTTCGGCCAGTTTGGCTTGCGCCAGTTTGATCGCGGTCTGCAGCTCGGCCTGCTTGACCAGGTCGACCTCCTTGTTGGCGGCCATCTCGGCCAGCTTGGCATTGGCCACGGCAATGGAGCCCTCGGCCTCGGCCCGCGCCACTGCCACCCGCGCGTTGACCAATTGGATCTCGATCTCCCTCTGCAGGATGCCCGCCTTCCTGGCTTCGTACTCATTGCCCATGAACAGGGCCATCTGCTCACTCTGTTGGGCCAGCTTGAGCTGCACCTGCAGGTTGGCCTCGGCTGCCTGCGCGTCGCCCACCTTGGCAACGCGAGCGGCATCCCAGGCCTCGACCTGGTCGGCCGCCGTGATGCGCACCCGATTCCCGAGATCCTCGACAGCGTCTGCCGCCTTCTGGGTTGCCGCTGCCACACCGTCGACCGCCTTGCCCACGCCCGCGAACATGTCGGCGTACACGTCATCAATCTGCGCCAGACGCTCGGCCAGGCGCTGTTGGGCCGCGTCAATGGTGTCGTCGGTGAAGACCGCCTTGGCCGCCTCCCATGCGGCCTGGTACTGCGCCGCTGCGCGGGTCAAGCCAGCAGACATGGCGATGCCAGCCTTCTCGACCACCTCAAACTCGTCCTTGAGGTAGGTTCCGATCTCCCAGCCCACCCAGCCCGCAGCGGCCACCTTGCCAGCCGCCGCCAGCGCCGTCGCCATCTTGTTGCCCGCGGCCGTGGTGGTGGCCATCAGCGCCGAGGTTTCGGCCGCAGCCACGGCCAGTTGCGCCGTGTAGGCCTTGAGCGCCGTCAGCGCCTTGAGGCCCCACACCACCGCCATCACCTCACCCGCTTGAATGGCCAGGCTGATCACCGTGTCCAGGTTTTCGGAGAGCAGGTCGATGGTTGAAACGATCTGCCCGGTGCTTTGGTTGGCCCGGTTCGCCTCGCCGATGTACGCCGTCCAGGTGTTCGTCAGGCGCGTGACCGCGTCGGCCACCGTCGCGCTCATGCCGGCTGCGGCCTGCTTGTTCAGCTCCACCGTTTGGCGCAAGCCTTCGTTCAAATCGTTGACCGACAGCTTGCCCGTGATGCCCAGGCGGCGCACTTCGTCAGCGGTTTTTCCCGTGGCCTGCGCCACCGCATTCACGATCGTCGGCGTTGCAGCCATGATCGACTGCCACGAGTCCACCTCAATCCTCCCGGACTGGATCGACTTCGTGTACTGCTCAATCGCGTTCTTGCCACGCTCCACCGTAGCCGCGTTGGTGGTCAGCAAGTACGAAAAGCTGTCCGTGATGTCGAGCACATCGCTCGTGGCGAAGCCCATGCCGCGCAGCGCCTCGGCCGTGCGGATGTACAGCTCCTGTTGTTCGTCCAGGCGCCGGTAGGTCAGGTTCGCCGATTCGAGGATGCGCCGCTGCACCAGGTCGTATTCGTCAGCGATCGGCGTGGCCATGGCGATGCGCTCAGCCATCTGGCCGTAGGCGTCGGCCAGGGCTATGGTGTCCAGCGCGAAGTCCTTCGCCTTGTTGAGCGTGTACAGACCTGCGATGGCCTTGCCTACGGCAGACAGGGCCGTGTTGAGCTTGGGGCCCTGGTCTGCGGTGGTCTTGAGATCGGCGCCCAACTGGCGCACCTGGCGCCCGGCTTCGTCGGCCGCTGCGGCTTCGGTGCGCAGCGCCTTGGCTGTGTTCTCCGCCGCCTGCAGCTCGCGTTGCTGGGCCTGTGTGAGCGGCCCAATGGCCGCCAGTGCCTCGCGTTTGGCGTCTGTCGTGGCCTGCACCGCAGCCGCTTCGGTGCGCTTGGCTCGGGCCGTGGCGGCCAGTTGCTCCGCCTCAATCTCGCGCAACCGGTTGGTGGCCTGCGTGGCCGCAGCCTCGTCGCCGCGCGCCTGCGCCAGCTGCAGCAGGCCTTGCTGCTGGGTCTTCTGCAGATCCAGCGTGCGGCGCACCAGCTCAATCTCGGAGCGCTCAACATCGAGCGCGCTCTTGATCGCCGCCGTCTTCTCGGTCGCGGCCTTGGCTGCAGCACTCATGCCATCAGCCGCCTGTTCGTAGCCCCTGCCAAGCGCCTGCGCTTGCTCGCCCGCCCCGGCTGCGGCGTTGCTCAGGCCATCGACCTTGGCATCAGCCTGCGCCGCACCAGCACCAAACCCATCAACTTTCTGGCCGGCCTGTTCCGCGCTCGCGCCCAGGTCGCTGACGTTCTTCTCGGCATCAGCAGAACCATCCGACAGATCCCGCACGGCAGGAGTGGCCTGGTCATTCGCCGTGATGAGGATGTCAACTTTTTGGGTGGTCATGAGCAAGCGTGCGTGGCAGGTGCTCGTGCACCCATGACCCGACTTTCTCGCACGCAGCACCAAAAGCTAAGGCCGACATAAGTCGGCCCTAGCTCCTTCTGGAGGGGAGACGGAAGGTCAGGCTTTTCGCACCCTATAGAACTTGCTGGTGTCTTCACCCGTCTTCGTGGGGTCCTCCACCAAGGTGCCCTTGACAGGCAGCGTGGAAAATCCCTTCTCAGCCAGCAGCGCGATGCTCGATGCCACGCCCTGGCTCACGCGCCAGATGTCCACGACTGAGGGCTTTTTCGTTCCCGTCTCGTTCAGCCCTTCAAACATCAGCTCCAGCTCCGCCGCCTCGGCGGTCAACGCTTCGATGACCGCATAGCTGCCGTAGTCGTAGGCCAGGAACACCGTGTCGTCTTCAGCGAGGCCTGCTGCCTCGGGGTACACATACACACTGGCCGTGTCCACCTCGTAGTTGCCAGCTGCCGGCACCAGGTCACCGGTCGGGTGTTGGTAGCTGACCCAGATGGCCTGTCCGTTCGTGACGCCTGGGGCGTCGGCCGCCACCTGGATCTGGCTGCCGCCGTTGACCACGGTGTAGTTGCCGGCGGCAGTGAGCACGGTGGCCGCGCCCAAGTTGGCACCCGTCTTAACGACGACGTTCGTGACGTCGCTGTTCGCCAGCGTGATCAGATCGCCCTTGTCCACGGCCAGGTGCTCTTCGTCCGTCACGGTCGCGGTGCCAGGCGCGTTGCCTTTGTAGACCCGAACGTTCGCGATGTCCATGTGTGCGGTGCGCAGCTTGCCACCCAATTGCACCGTGTGCTGTTCCGCGGTCACCGTTCCGCTCTCCACGCCATGCACCGCAGCCTGGCAGGCGCGGGCAACGTTGGTCACGTTCGAATCAACCAACTGCATCTCGATCTGAGCGGCAGTGACGCGGCGCAGAGAAGCGTAGGCGCCGCCACCCCGCCGAGTCATGTTCGGCTGCGTCTCTTCGCTTTCGGCATGCGTCAGCTCCAGCTTCAGCACGTTGCCGATGGGGAAAAAGCTCCCCGTCGTGCCGTACTTGCGGGCAGATACCTGGCCGACCATGGCGGTCGGCTCGAAAACGCGCTTGATGATATTTTGCGAACTCATGGGTCAATCCTTGTTGCTGATGGTGGTGGGTGATACGACGCCGGCATCGCGCAGCCAGCGGGCGGTTTCGGGGTGCACCGAGATCTCGTCTCCAGGCGGGTGCTTCTTGCCCAGGTGCGTGTGCTCGCGGTCGAGCGTCACGCGCTCCATGGCGGACGCCTTGGAGCGCCGCCTGGTCGGCTTCTTGTCCGGGGTTCGTGTGCTCATCGCTTTCTCCATTCGACCCAGTTGTGGGTTTTGAACTCCAGTGCGGCGCTGTGGCACAGCAGCCCGGCGAAGAGCACCGGGCCAGCATTGGCCACCTGAACACCCCGCTCCTCAAACGGGCCGGAGCCGATCAGACCGGGCAGGCCCAGCGATCCGTCCACGCGCACGGCATCACGCATGCGCTCGACCAGCTCATCAAAGATCAGCTCGCTGCTGATCGCGTCTTTAAACGACAGGTAGCCGCGCACCAGCCAGGTGTGCTCGTTGAGGATTCGGCCGTTGCTGGTCGTCTCAGCCGTAGCCGTGCGCCGGATGTACCAACCCCGGATATGTGGATCCGCCGCGAAGTCATCCGCGGTCGGGTCGGCGTGCGTGTACTGGTAGGCCTGTTTAAAACCCTGTTCGCTGCTCGCGTAGCGCTCGCACGGGTGCACCACGCCCACTGCGGGAACCGCGCCCAGCAGGGATTGCAGCGCGGTACGCGTGTCAGCCAGGGTGGATGGCGTGCTCATGCTGCGCCGCCCCCAACCATGAAGTCGGCAATGCGCCCGGCAGCCCGTTCAAACATCGCCACGATCTGGTCCGTGGTGGAATCCACCGCCCGCCCCATGGGCCGCTGCGCTGGGGTGCCCTTCTTGGCGATCTTGCGTGCCACCAGGAATGCCACGCGCTTGACCTCTTTGGGGTCGGTGATGCCCAGCACTGCCTTCACCCAGGGCACCATCGCCTCCACGGGCGGCATGTGCGGCTTGGTGCCCAGCTCCAGGAAGAGGGCGCTGGGCTGGCTGCTGGCCACAACACCCAACACCCCGACCGGCGTGCTGAATGTGTCGCTCGTGATGCTCGATGCCGTCAGGCCCGAGACGCGAGGCAGGTTCTCCTGCCACTCCCGCTGTGCCAGCAGCGTGGCCTCGGTCATGGCTTCGAGCAGCACCTGGCGGGTGTACGCCGGCGCCTGGGCCAGGCCCCGCGCGATCGCCTGCAACCCGGAGATGCTGATGGTCAAGCTCACAGCCCACCTCGCTGCACCAGGCGGTGGCGCGGGTTGCGGCTGGGCCAGCTCACCACGCCCGCAGCCGCAGACCCGGGCGCGCTGCCACCGCCCGTGGCCTTGAAGGGGTCGGCAAGGCCAATGCCCACGTAGTAGGCCGAGCGCAGCTCCTTGGAACGGGCGGCGAACTCGCGCGCACGCGTCTCGGTCATGCTGGCGTCCGAGCCCAGCATGGTCTCGCGCTGCGCGCTGTAGTAGGTGGCCAGCTGGTGGCACAGCAGGTGTGCCGCGTACTGGGCCACGGCCAGGCGGTGCACCACGGGCACGGTGTCCGCCGTAGCCGACAGTTCATGCTCGGCCATGAACGTCACGCGCACCTGGTCGCCCACCGGCACGAACGTGGCCGCCATGAGCTGCCAGCCCTCGGGCGACATGTAGGCCGCCACGTCGATCAGCGACATCGGGTCGCGGCCGATCGGGTACTCGGCCTGTTTGACCCACGCGCTTTCCGTCCAGCCCTGCGGCACCGGCGCCAGCGCATTCGCCAGCCAGATCACGTCTTCCACGAGCAGGCGCGGCCGATCCGCGCTGTACTGCAGGCGAGCCGCCTCCAGCGCGCGGGCGCGCGTATCTGTATTGAGCACCTCGCCCTGGTCGCGCGCGAGGTCACTGAGCAGGGCTTGGAATTCGGCCAGGGCCATGGGTTCGGTCGGTGTTTAAAAGTCGGCTGGGTTGCCAAAGACTCCAGGTGCGGGGTCTTTGACAACCCACCCCTTGCGGGGCGGGCCGGGTGCTTTGGCAGGGCACCAGCCTGTTGCGCCTGCAATTGCAGTACCGGCGCTTTCACTTGCCCACCGAGGGGCTTTGGAGTCTCGTCAGGCCACCACGGCCTTGGTGGTGCCCTTCTCGCCATCCACCAGCACGGCGCCGCCGTAGATGTGGCGGATCTTGTAGGTCAGCTTGTCGTTGCTGAACATGGAGCCCTGATTCGGCGTGTCCTGCACGAACAGCTCCGGATCCTCTCGACCGTCCAGGAAGCCGATCTCCAACACCGGCAGCACGGTCGGGCTGGCGACCGTGCACCAGTCAGTGGCGTCGGTCCAGTAGTCCACCGGAATCACGTCCGGGTTGATCGTCTGGACGAAGGTCTTGTCCAGGTTCTGGTTGCGCACAAACAAGTTGAACGCCAGCTCCTGCAGCTCAAACGGCACCAGGATAGAGGCCGGGCCGGTGGCCAGGCGCTTGCCGCTGCCCGTGCGGGTCTGCTTGAGCATCGCCAGGCGGTGTGCTGCAAACTCAGCGGCCGACAACGCAACCGTGAAGAGGTTGGCATGGTCCGCGTGGTACAGCGCCTTGGCGTCGTGGATCGTCGGATTGCTGCGGAAGAAGTCGAACACGAACTCATACAGCGTGTTCTTCGCAGCCAGGGCCAGCTCGACGGGGATGCGGCGCAGCGCCTGCACGTCGTCGTTCTTGATCGCTTCCAGCGTCACGTCTTCGGTGCCGCCACGCTTGGTCACCGCGTAGGTGGCCTTGTCGTCGCCAGGCGATGTCAGCGCAGCATAGGGGTCCCCCTGTGCCACAGCGGGCAGGTTGCCGTAGCCGCCGATGCGCACGCGTTCCTGGGTGCGGAAGTCGTTCACCGGGCCCCAGGTGGCCACCTTCTTCCAGCTGTCCAGGTTCGTCAGACCGGTGTACACAGCCTGCATGCGTCGGGTGATGCTGTCGCCCAGCGCGTCGCCAAAGGTGGTGCTCGCGATGGATTCGCGCATCACACCCAGGCTCTCGGCCATGCGGCCCTGGTCGCACTCGCGCATCTGCCCGGTCACGCGGCGGTCGCCCGTGATCTCGATGTAGCACTCGCGCAGCGACTGCACGTTGCGGTGCTCCTTGTGGACCGGATCAAAGAACGCGTCCAGCATGTCGCGGATCATGGTCGGGCGGTCTTGCTCCGAGCTCGTGCCACGCACGAAGTCGGGCACGCGCACCGCGCCGCTCTCGGTCATACGGGCGATGTACTCACCCTCGGCCTTGATCAGGTCGCCCACGGCCGCTTCGGTCAGCCGGTCGGCGCCGGCCGCGGCGATCTGCGCCTGCAGGCGGTCCTTGGCGGCCTGCGGCAGCTTCGCACTGGCGATGCGATCGCGGGCGGCACCGCGCAGGGTGAACACCTGCAGGTCAGCCCGGGTCAGTGGGGTGTCGTCGCCCACAGCGGCCTCGGTCATGCGCTGCTGGCCGGCCGGGGGCACCAGCGAGCCGCACACAGATTCGTGCAGGTTCACCAGCTCATCGTCTCCGATCTTCTCGGCGTCGATGGTGGCGTGTTTCGCCGGATCCTTGGCCTTGATGGCCTCCAGCATGCGTTGCTTCCAGAGAGGCATTGCGGTTCCTTCGTGGTTGGAAATAGGTTGGTCGGCGGCGGCTTCTGTCAGGCGATCCAGGCCGCCGCCAGCGCCCGGTTCGACAATCAGGTCAACGGAGTGCACCTTGGTGAATTTCACGGCTTCGCGCAGCGTCTCGCTGCCGGCCTTGCGCGGTTTGGTGCGGGCGTTGGCGTCAATAGACAGGCCCATCAGGCCCTGCATGCCACGCTTGACCGCTTCGGTCATCTTGGTCACGGCGGTGTCGGTGGGGTCCAGGGCTTTAAACGTGCCCACCAGCGCGCCGGTGTCAGGCGTCTTTCCCTCCACAAAACGCACGCCATAGATGCCACCGATCAGGTTGCGCACGTCCTTGCCTTTGCCGGCGTCGTGCTCGCTGTCGCTTTTGGCGAACACCCGAACGCCCTCGAACATGGGCGCCGCTTCGCGCAGCGCCACGTCGGGGTAGTAGTTGCGGTTGTGGCTGCGGCCCGCGCGAATCAGCGTCACCTCGATGGAGCCGTCGGCCGCTTCGCGAAAAGCCTGGTCGGACCCCACGGCCACAGCAACGGCCTCTCGCACAGAAGCCGACCGAGTGGTGGCATCGGTGCGCGATGCGGCGGGTTCAGCCGCGGGCGCAGTCGGCACGTACTGCTCGACCACTTCCACCGGCGCGCCCAGCACCACCTGGTCGGACCCGGCCACGTGCTTGAACGAATAGGCGTACTGGTAGTGCTTGCCGTCCAGCTCGATCACAGCGCGGTCGCTGTAGATGGCCGACAGGCTGATGTACCGGCGCTGCTCGGGCAGGCGGCCGTTGTTGATGGATTCAGAGATCGCCGCTCGCACCACGTCGATCAGCTGGCGAAAGTCACGCTCCGGCGCTGCTGTGGCCTCGCGCATGGCGGTATCCACCGCCGCGCCCGTGCGCAAGCCGCCACAGGCCGCCAGTGCCGCAATGAGTTGAGCCCAGTTCATGGTGGGCTTACTCGTCGGCGTCGGTGAACTTCTGGCCGTCTTTGGTCACGACGACGACGTGGGCGCCGTAGTCCTTAAAGGCCAGCAC